GCTTGCGACACCACCACGGTATGCGCATCGCCCTTCAAGAAAATGACGCAATCTCGTCCACGGATGATGTCCAATCCGTGGAAGTCGATCTCGAAGGCTCCGGGAGGCGGGGGAAAAGGCATGGTCAGATCGAGGTTTGAAGCATGAGGAAGAAGCTGTTGTTGGTACGCGGAGGCTGAATGATCTGCCCGATGAGCAGGCCATTCGGAGCACGAGGGTCGCCCGAGAGCGACCACTCATCCTCTGGCGTAAAGTAACCCCGGAGACTGAACCGAAGCCGGTCCCCGACGTTGAAGACGTTGGGAACGAGCGGCCCTGGGCCAACCCGTGACGTGTATGTGTACTTCTCGTACGTGCTCGTCGAGATGATCCACGTGCCGGTGCAAACGATCGCGTATTGGTAGGTCGGTTGGCTCCGCGTGAACGCGATGAACTGGTCGGCGGACTCATCCGAACCCCAGAGGAGGAACCCGCCGTAGGTCCCGTCGGAGTACGTGACACGGAAGTTGTCTCCCGTGGGATCATCCACCCACGTCACACCTTGGCCCCCAGGCCAGCCGTTACCGGCCATGGTCGCGTTGACCATCGCCGGGTTGGCGGACCCTTTGACCAGGGTAATGACGTCTCTTGTACGGGGGATTTCCACGGGCCCTCAGATCGAGATTTGAATGGTCATGAAGCCCTGACGTGCAAGCGTGGGCGCCTGAATGCAGAACCCGATGAAATAGTTGTTCGGTGCGCGAGGGTCCCCTGAAAGAGACCACTCGTCCTCCTTCGTCCAGAAACCCCGGAGCGAGAAAACGAGGCGGTCGCTTGCACTGTAGGTGATGGGGACCAGGGGTCCGATCTGGCGCGATGCCCAGGTGTACTTCTCGAACGTAGTCGTCATCACCAGCCACCCACCCGCCCCTAGGACGACGAACTTGTAGGTAGGCTGGTTGCGGGTCATCGACGTGTATTCGTCGGGAACCTCGTTTGAACCCCACAGGGCAAAGCCGGCGTAGAAGCCGTCAGACCGGGTGACGAGTAGCTCGTCGTTCGGGGATGGCGTGTACTGCAAACCCTGCCCGCCACGCCACCCCTGTGTAGCCGTATTCGCATCCACGTTCACCGTGAACGCGTCCCCTTTGGCGAGGATGACCAGATCGCGGTTCCGAGCTTCTTCCAACATCAGATTAGCCTGTCCGACTCTTTTTCACGGCCGGGCATCTGGCCCCACGCGGTCACCACCTTCTTGAGCAGCTCCAGGTGGACGATATCGCCTTGAGCGAGCTGGCTCCACGAACCACCCAGCGTGCGAAACACCACACGGATCACCTGGTAGTCATCGAAATTAAGGAGCATGTCCTCGGCCAGCATGTGCTGGACGATCTGCTTGATGACGTGGTTGCCGAAAACCTTCGGCGGGCTCGGAGAATCGTCCATGACCGCTACAGTCCTCCGACAAGAAGAGCATCAACGCATTCGGCGGGACCGGAGCCCTAAATTGCGGGGAACAGTGCGGTCCCCGTGCCCTCCGTGGTTGCGGGACCGCATCATTTGGTAGCGAGCAGGCGTCATGGCGGATCCCGCCGCCCTACCCATCCCCGGACGAACCCCGAAAATGTGCTTCGTGTGGGAAAGTCGCTCGGATGAGAGCCACACGGACCGCACGAAGGCATCGCTCATGTCGTCGTGGTGGCCAACGGCGTCCGGCGCCGCAACAATGACAATGTTCTTCGACATTTGCTGCGCCTGGAGAGTCAGCAGTTCAGCGATGAACTGAGAGTGCTTGGACCCGTCCGGCCTTGGCCAGTCGTAAATCGAGAGCTTCCTGTCGAACATGAGCAGCTTCACCGTCTGGTACATCTTCGACGTCGTGTCCCGCTGGAAAAACTCGCTCCTGAACTGGCTCAGGCCCTTCTTGTGAAGCGCCTGCTCCAACGGGAGCCCGTTCCAACGGTCGAAGATCCCATCAGCGATGAAGAAGCGCTTCGAGAGCTTGACGATCCACTCAGCGATCTCGTCGAAGTCGAGCCGCTCCACGTTCGCAAGACCCTTGGCGTAGTCGGTCGAATAGCGTGACCCGAGGTGGGGGTTGGATTCCCTCCAGTCTACACCTGCCTGCCACAACTCGTGGTAGTCGAGGACGATACGATCGTCCTCGCAATGCGTGATGAAAAGGGCCGTACCGTCGTCCACCAAACCGACGTCGATACCCATGCTGTGAGGGTAACGTGGAATCCCAGTCTCGACCGGGCGCCGCTCTTCGTCCACGCACGCCATAAGGTCGACTTCGCGCTCGATCCAACCCCGAACGCGGTCGGAGAACTCCGCCCCGTGCTCGGTCATGAAGACCATAGGGTCCGAGTGGAACTTCTGCTCGTAGTACGTCGTAGGAACGGTCGGGTTGATCTCCCAAGTCGGCGCCTGGATGGCCAGGAGGCTCTCCGAACCTCTTCCCTTGCTCATCGCCAGGTGGAACAGCTCGTAGAACTTGCCCGTCTTGTTGAGGGGCGAAGAGATCAGGATGATGCGGGCTTCGGAGGGCGTATCCGATCCGAAGATGGGCATGCCCGTTTCCTGATTCTTCGGGGAGAAAGCGGCTGTCGACGGCGTGACGGCGGAGTAGATGTCCGCAGCGGACGACTGGCCCTTGTCCTGGAAGTGGGCGATCTCATCGAGGATGACAACGAGGTTACCGGCTCCACGAAGGCCCTTCGCGATACAGCTCTTGAAGGTGACGCGGATCGACGCCTTGCCGTTGAAGCTGACGAACTTGCCGTTTTCGTGACGTGCGGTCGGGCCGTACTTGTCGATGTCGTACGGCGTCCGGAACTGGATGTACCCCTGGGTGTTGTTCGCGATGAACGGCGTGAAGTACTCGCACTTCGCAAGGTGACTCGTCACCTCATTGAAGAGCAGACCGGCCTGGTCCTTGTCGGTGGCGACCGAGATGATCTGGATGCGGTTGCCGTTGGGGAGGCCGTAATACCCTTGGGGGTTGTGCAGGTTGAGAAGCCGGTAAATCTCGTACGACGCAAAGATGCCCGAGAGCGTCGTGTTGTGGTTCGTCATCCCGTTGGCGACGAACGACTCCCCATCCGGCACGGTCAGGTCATAGACATGACTCTCCCCCATCTCAACGGAGGCCACGGCGTCGTAAAAGTAATCGAGGCGTAGAAGCTCCTCGAAGTGCGCCGTTTCAACTACGCCCACATGTAGCTCCTTAGCGACCCCCAGAGCGCGACGGATCTTTGGGTATGTCAGGTCTTCGCCGCTGCCCTTATGGACGTTACCGGTGGCCTCTCGGAGCTTTGAGCGCCCCCATCCAAGTTCGCCCCGAGCAGGGTTGCGTTTGGGAACCGACTCCAACCAATCCCGAACGCGCTGACGTTGATGTGGGATGCTTTCGGTGTCAGATTTACCCTCTTGAGCCACTTCGAGGGCGGCCATCATCGGGAGGCGCTTTTTATCCGAATCGAACCCGACCATCTCCGCGAAACGCTGACGCGAACGAACCCCCTTGAGGGAGAGGTTCGCATAGTGCTTCTGGGTCTTGGAGTTCCACTTGCGAGCGACGTTCGAGACGATCCCGAGATTCAGGAGCACCACCTGAACCTCGTGGGCCAGACGGAAGCTCGCGGTAGAGAAGGAGATGATCCGACCCCCGCTTTCAGCACACCCGTCCGTCTCGAAGAGCCCACGAAGGAACGCGCACACGACCGGACGTGGTGACCGTAGAATCGCCCACGGGATCATCTTCTCATCCCGCACGCACCCGAGCTTCCAACCCAGGGCATCAAGGAAGCGGCGAGCGCGGACGCTACAAAACTCCAAGCGCCCCGTGTTAACGGTGCGTTCGTCCATCTGGACTCGGGGTTCCCCGAGAAGCTCCGTGAAGAGACTCCGTAGGTACGCCCAGGTTTCGGGGTGTTCAACCGTCACGGAGATGGCGTGGTCGTCTCCCCATGTCCCATCACCGACGAGATAGCCAAGCAGGTTCCCCCACTTCTCATCGAGCACTGTCGGGAGCACGACGTCCTTGCGCCCATCCTCGTTGTGGAAAGGTCGCAGGTCGAGACTCTCAGAGGCCCACAAATCCGTGCTGCGGTTAAGCCCTACGAAGGTGCCTGGCTGAACTTCGTCCAGGTAGCACCACTCCACATGACCCGAAGGACACATCACTTTGACGCGGTGGTTGGCGGTCCCCGTAACCGTGTAGCCAGACTCAGTTTTGATCGTGTACGTCGGTTTGACACCACCGTTGTAGAACGCCGTAGCCTGCGCCCTACGACCACCCTCCTGAGCGACGCCGACATCTGAGGGTGTGAAGTCTTCTTCGGAGGCGACCCCGAGATCAACGATGCGGATGATGCCTTGGCTGGTAGGGACGAGGGTGTCACCGTCCACGCATTTTCCCGCTCTTCGACCGATGGCGAGGATCAACTCGCGGCGCTCGTGGTCCTGCTCTTTGATGTTGCAGCGACCCTCGTTGTAGAGGAACTCCAGGTACTCTTTCTCCGTGAAGGAGTAGAGCGTCTTCCGGTTGAACATGTCCGTGATCGAGATCGTCTTGTTCCGATCGTCGAGCGGCAGGTGATAGTACAGCTTGATGATGAAGCGTTGCGCTGGGAAGGGCCGCATCGCGAGACCCCAAGGCGCCTCGATGTACTCCAGGATGTTGAAGATCCTAGGTGAGTACGGGCGGGGACCGGCCACCGGCGTAGGGATCGGGTTCCCCTCCGCATCGGTGAGAATGATGCTTGTCCCCTCCGGAAGAGGCGGCGGTAATTCAGCGGTAGCCTTCGCCCGCTGACCCGCTTCGCGGATCATAGAAGCGAGACCGCCACCCGTAGGCCGAGGCTTGGTGGCCACTGGTTACCTCAACGTGGCCGCAACCTTTTCCTCCCAACCCTCCATCGAGGTCGAGAGGTGGTTGAAGAACAGGTCGATCTGCTCGGGGGTCATCGTCTGTTCGGCGATCTCACGGATGGTGTTGATCCAGAACTTGAAGACCCGCTGGAACTTCTCTGAGTGGATGTCGAGAGTGTCTGCCCCGAGCTTCTTGATCTCCAGCTCGATGTCCGCGATCTTCTTGAGTGCATCGATGCGGCGAGTTGAAACCTGAGCCACGTCGCGACCGTACTTCTCGTTCTCGATGCGTTGGAAGTGGAGAGCCGCAGACTCTTTGGCGACCTCGCCCTTGATGATCTTGAGGACATCGAGAGGGTCCGCGTTCTTCTGGGTAGCTCGGACTACGGGGTCCGTATCGACGAACCGACCCCGCTCCTCGGTCATGAGGGCGTGGTATTCGAGGTCACTTGTCGTCGGCATCCGCTCGACTCGACGAGGACGACCCGCCGTTCGCGTGACCTTGTACGTGTGGCCTTGCTTCCCCTTACCGCCCACCGTTGGGGCCGCATGCACTGGAAGTAGCTGGACGACATTCCCAACGCGGGCCGACTCGCTCATGTCCGCAGGGCCCAAGGCGATGTCTTCGACAGTGTCGTCGTCATCCTGATCGGGATCGTTGTCGGGGAGAGGGCTGTCGGAGGTCATGGGCATCACCTGTACTACAGTAGATAGCGCCGGATCAAAGCAACACCAAGTAATTTCACTTGATCTTCTCTAACCGACCGCTTTCGTACCCCCACCGCCCTCGGTCCGAACGAGGTACTGGGAGAGGTTCTTCACCGTGTCGTACCCCTTGTCTTTGGGCACCTGATCCCGAAGCGCTTTGTCCTGATCCTTGCCCGTCTGAGCGAGGTTCAAAACGTTCATATTACGGGGTTTTGGCGTGAAAACATCCTTGGGTTGGATGTCCTTCCGCTCCGGTTTGACGGTGTCGTCGTGCCCGTCATCATCGGTGTACGCTTGGTCCTTGACCACCCCCCGAGAGATGCCCTTCGGGGGGTTGATTGGCTTCGTGAGTTTGTTGACCTCCTTGCGTTGACCTGACTGCTGCGCCGCTTGAAAGCGGGCAGCCACGCGGAGGATGAGGACCTGATCGCTCATAGGTCGGGCTTCTGGTTGTTGAACTCGAAATCGATGGGGCTCAGCACCGAGGCTTCACGAACCTCGACTTCCATGCCCCCGTTCTGCATCTGGTACTCGACCATCATCGGAAGCCCACTGTTCATGAGCGACGCTTCGACGGTCTCCGTCGCCGGACCCGAGGCGAGGATCTCGCGCTGCTGAGCGAGCTTGTCGACGTACGGGGGCTCAACAACAAGTGGCTTGTTGAGCTTCGAGCAGAAGCCGGGGCGGCTCTGGAGCACGCAGCTCCCGCACTTGGACCCGAGCTTGATGTACGGGACGAGACGGCTCCGATGAAGCCTTGCTGCCTCATCGCAACCCTTGCCGTAGTCGTCGTAGACCGACGCATCGACGTAGTAAATGCCCTGGAGGCCCTGCTCGGCAATGACCCCTCGGAGGTCTTCTGTTGCCGCCGTGAGGTCGCGCTCCTCGTACCGAGACTTGAGGACGTGAAGGAGGTCTCGCCCGTAGAGACCCTCGTTCATGAACTTGGAGGCCTGCTTGACGATCTCACGGCGGGTCATACCGCTCGTGATGTGCGAGCTACCCGTCCCGTAGAAGCCCTTCATGACATCCATGCGGGTTGGTGACTGGTGGACGGCCTGAGGCGCTGAGGCGGCCTTGTGGATGGCCTTAAGGGCCTCCCGTGAGTCCGATCCCCAGAACGAGGCGGCCTTCGTCTCCCATGCAGGGAGGCGGCCCGCCGTACGGTGCTCGACGAGGACCGCATCGACGGTCTCCGGTGTGTACAGCTCAGCCGCATCCTTGACGAGAGGCTTGCCGTACATGAGGCAGCGACCCTTCGCATAGATGCACGAGGAGCACTTGTCGCCGGCCACGATCGCTCGAACACCAGGGTTGTACTTCGCGAGGAAGTCTGCCCCGGTGTGGCAATCGTCGAAGCTGTCCTGGGTCGAGTAGATGACCCCGTAGAGTCCCGCCTCCTTGAAGATCGGTTCCCAGTGGGCACGCGTCTTCTTGAGATCGTCCTGGTTGAAGGCCAACCGAAGGGACTTGACGAGGTCTTCCGGAGAGAGCCCCTTGACCATCTCGCGCTTCAAGAAAGCGACGACAGGACGAGCGTAGAAGTCGTCTTGAGTGACCCGGCGGTTCTTCAAGAGAAGATCGTTGGCTTGGATGAGGCGCTCCTGAGCGACCTCCGGGGCCATCGGGATCGGGATCGATACCATGGGAAGGCCAGAGCCCGTGTAGACGCTGACGGCTGGCGCCATGGTCCCATCCTTGGCCAGCATCGCGAGTCGGATGCGCTCCTTCGGAGAGGCTGTCGAGGCTTGGACCTCCTTGCCCATGGCTGTTTGGGACGTCTCGACAACCTGAGCGAGAGCATCCGAGTACGGAATTTGGAGCTGGATCTCCTTGTGGAAGACCGCACACGTCGATCCGCTGGCCTGAGGCTTCCGCGCGTGGATGCACGAGGCACACTCGCCCTTCGCCAAAACGAACTTGGCGTCACCAGCGTACCGACGGACGAACTGGGACGGCCCTGCCGAACCCGTGTGACACCCAGGGAAATCCGAGGCGGCAATGTAGTACTTGCCGAGGAGGCCACGCTCCTGAAGGACTTCGGCGAGCACCTGCCGGTGATCTTGAAGCGTGTTCAGGTCGAACCTCTTGACGAGCGCGTCCTTCAGCCGATCAGGGTTCGTCGACTGCATGAGCGCCAGCCGTGCGACCTTGCGGATCTCCTCGGCCCGAGCCCGAAGAGATCCGTGGGCTTGAGACATGTCCCCCATCGTATGGAGTTCGCCCGCACCCTCGAAGGACGGGACGGGGCCCGTGTTGGGGATGAGGTAGTTCGTCGCGGGCTTGTCTTCCCGCGCCCAGAGCGCTTCGAGATCCGGTTGGATGTCGAGGTTCTGCTTCGGAAGGGTATCCTCCTTGCGGTACTGTTCCTCGTTGACATCAAGCCACTGGAGGTCGGCGACGCTGCCCTCCTTGAGAAAATCGCTCAGATTACCCAGGTCACCCATCGGACGGCCTCACAGTTTCAGGCTTGACGTACGGCCCCTGAATAGGGTCGCGTTGATACGTAGGATCGGGACGTTGCTGGTGGGTCGTGGAATCCCACTTGATGTACGGCTGATTCATCTGCTCGTAGCGGTACGAGGTGTTGGGACTCAGGCCCTTGTCGAAGTGGTAGTTCACATTCTGGTCCCCAGGCAGCTCTCCCGTGGCCATGTGTTCGCCAAGATCCTCGGGCATTCCCGTGGCAAACATGTGCTCACCGAGATGCGCCGGTCGCACGGAGAGAGGAGTGTCCTTCGAGGGGAGCTGTTCACCGGGAAGGCCTGTCGCCCCCACCGTGGTGTTCTGCATGTTGTCGGATTTGGGGCCCGTGTAGTAGTCCGCGCGAGCGACGTCCTTGGGGCCGACGTCCTGGGGGAGCACTGCGGTGCCGTACCGACGATCATACGAAGCGGCCTTGATCGACGAGGGGAGCGTGTGTCCACCGGATTCGCTCTCGATCCGACTGATTGAGTCGGACTCTGCCCTGTCGTGCCTTGGAGCGAGGGGGTCCTTCGGCAAGCCGGATTGGGGCCCGTAGACTCCGGGAGTACCTGGGTTCGCGTTGCCGTAGCCGCCGGCCGCTTGCCCTGTTGCCTGATCGCCATCACCCATGCCGATGCCGAAGTCGAAAGCTTGGGTCGGTGTGGGCTCCGTAGCCGCGTCCGGGATGGCTGACCCTGCCGACTTCTGGCTGAAGTTACCCGACCAATCGGCGGGGTAGTTGTACTCACCACCGACACCTTGATCGCGCGTCCATTGGTCGTGGATGCCGGGGTCTTCGCCCTGATTGTAGGAGCCAAAGGGACCCGTCTGGTCACTGTCACCGCGATCGAGGTGATCGACCCGAGGACCACCGGGCATAGTCTCCACCGGGAGGGAAGAGTTGGCCTGGAGAAACCGAGCAAGGAGGGCAGGGTTGGACCGGAGGAACCGACCTAGAACGCGTTGAGCAACAGGGCTGGCAGAAGCCTGCTTCGTCTGGTTGTTGTGGGTCGCACCGGCCGGGTGGGCGCCTTGACTCGGAAGGGTCTCTTTGTCCCCCGCATCTGGCATCCCGGACTTAGGATCCTTCTTCGTCTTCTCGTTCTTCAGGACGGCCGGGTGATGCCAAGGAGCACCCTTGTTCTTCCCCTCTTCTTCGTCCTCGGCCATCTCCTCAGCGTTCCCCTCAGGGTCTTCGAGGATGGTCTCAGCATCGCCAAGGAGGTGCTGAATGTCGGAGATGTCTTGCTTTTCAAGTTCAGCGAGCTTCGGCTTCCAATGGGCAGCGTTGATCTCGTCGTGAACAGTGTCACATAGCGCGGACATCGCCTCACAAGCGTCATAGAGCGCCTTGCGGATATCCTTGATGCTCATGACGTAGCCCTGCCCGCCGACCATCCCGTCCGGGGAGATCGTGGCAGACTTGAGCCTCGTGAACTGCCGGTTCGCCGTGAGAGCGTGCCCGAGGGCCACGCTCATCGACCACAGCATCTTCGCCAGGGGCTTGATCGACTTGGGGTCGTACTCATACCCCTCGGGGATGCTCCGCTTCATGTTCGGGTGTTCGTGCCCGAACCCCCCTGGACCACCACCGCCACCACCGCCCTCTCCGGGGAGCGGAGGCGGCGGAAATTGCGCAGCGATGCGAACACGCCCGGCTTCGCGGTCGTGGCGATCGAGAGTTGCCCTGGTCTTACGACGAACTTGCACGGAGGCCCTCCTGATCAGCCCTTGAGGGGCTCCCCGTTGTCATCGAACAGGCGCTCGATGAAGAAGCCGCCATTGGCGTCCTTCTTGAGCGCCCACAAGTCTCGATCGCTCTTGTGCACGAGCGTCTCGGCCGAGATTCGAACGAAGCTCTGGAGGTCAGTTACGGCCGCCACTCGTCGACGATGGGCCGGGTTGACGAGCTGGGGCTCCCGCGTGAAGAGCGCATCGAGGCCTGTCGAACCCGTCACCTGGATCTGGCCGACATCGTAGTCGGTGCCGGAAGGCACTCCGATGCTCTGGAGGATCGAGTTCTGCGTGTGGACCCCACCCATCTCGCTCCCCGACGTGGCAAGGAATCCGTCGATGTCCGAACTTCCCGAGAGGTCAATATCGCCCATTTTGAAGTCGCTCATGTGGTTCCTCACGAGATGTTGAGCGTAACAGTGATGTCTTGGTAGTAGTTCTGGCTGTAGCCGCTCACACGGAGCGTCTCCGTGAACGTGCCGACGTACAACGTGTCATCGGGCTGAACGACGACCGTGATGTTCATGGCCGACCCTCCGTTGACCGAGCCAAAGGCGGGCGTGAAGCCCACGAGCCACGGGGAGTTGTTCGTGAGCTTCTGGACCTGATACTGAAGCACCGAAGCCGGCAGACCCGTGTTCGAGATCCCGAAGACCTGCGACGGGATCGGCGGGAACGGCCCGGTGATCGGCTTGGTCACGTTGAAGGTCAAGCCAAGGGGTGGACTGAGCGCAATGAACGCCCTCGGCCGGACCGTGACCGTGACCGGGATCGACTGCGGGTTGTTCGTAGCATCCGGGTCCTGGATGGTGAGCAGGACCGCGTAGGGGCTTCCAACAGCCACAAGGTTCGTCGAGTCAGCCGCGACTTGGAACTGACCCGCCTCGTTCGAGGCAAGCCCGTTGACGTTCGCGGGAGTGGCCGCAACGTAGGACGCCGACGACGTGATGGCGACCCCCAAGAGGGAGCCGAAGATGCCGTCGTTGGTGACCGAAATCGCTTGAGGCTGGGACACACCCCGGCCTTCGTCGACCAGGAACGCCAGCGACAGAGGGGCGAGCAGGATGCTCGGCGCGAAGGAATCCTGGACCTGCGTGATCGAGGACGCCATCGACTGGACGACTTCGCCGGGGATGGGAATGGTGTCGCGGAGCAGCCCGTACGGCGAAATCACATCCCGGATCTGGAAAACCGGGTTCGCGCCAGACACGTCTACCCGCGTGGTCCACTTCCATGGGCCAACCGGCAAGAGCACCTCGAACTGGTAGTCCTGAAACTGGAGACGAGAGGGCGTGGGCAAGTCTACCTCACCCGATCGCGGCCGATAAAAGGAATCCCCGTCGGTTAGGTTAGGTACTTCACCGCTTCTCGGTGGTCCTCACGGGCTCCCGTAAGGTCACGGACGGCTCAGACGCACTCATCCCCACCGCGATTTGCCCACTGTGGGAGTTTCACTTCTCTTAAGATGTTGAACTTTTTGCTCGAAATAGCGGAGAAAATACGGTGGTAGGGGTCGTATTTCTCGTCCTTCTCTGCGGCGTCCTTGAGGAGCGAGACGGACTTGAAGAAGCGGTGGCGCACCCTGCCTTGGGTGAGCCCGAGCTGGGTGGCGACCTCGGATTGGCAGGTCGTCTGCCACATGCCGACGAGGATATCGACGTCGATGGCCAGGAAGATGTCCGCGAGGTCTCCCCGTAGCTCATCCTCGGTCACTTGGGGGATGCTCAACAGGAACTTGATGCGCTGGAGCCCACGATCGAGTCGGTAGGAGATGGCCGCTTGGGTGACGCCGAAAATCTCGGCTATGTCGGCCTGTCGCTTCTTTTGGATGTAGTAGAGGTAGATGAGGTCTGCTTCCCTTTGGGGGATGCGATCGAGGAGAGGCCGGATCCGACTTTCGTAGTCGGCACCGACGAGGAAGGTTTCGACCTCCTCTTCCTCTGCCGCCCGTTCGTCATCGTCCATCTCCTCTGGGGACGAGAAGCGATTCGCGAGTTCCGCTGGATCAATGGGGATGACGTAACCGTTGGCGGCCATTTGATACCCTCCTCAAAAGTGTCAACCAGCCGCGTTGGCGAAAAAGTTCGCCAGGATACCGTCCGGTTTAATATCCACATCGTGCAGCCGCTCACGGACTGCGATCTGATTTGGATCTGGGCCGACAAGCGTGAGATGCAAATCATCGTGGAGCCTCATGAGGTCCACATTGAGTCGCACCTGTTTCTCGGCGCTCTTGAGGTTGTTGTACTGAGCCTTGGTCAGTCCCGCCAAATTGGAAGCGAATATACGATCGACGCTACCATATAGCTTGACGAGCTTCGAGGCGGTTTTCAACCCGAACCCCAAAGCTCCGGGGATATTGTCAGAGGTGTCCCCACTCAGCGCTCGCACTTGGGTCACCTCAGCAGGTGGGACCCCATATTCCTGAAGCACCGCGTCAATGTCGTAAACGCGCTCTTTTCCAGCTCCCACGGCCGGCACGAACTGGCGATCGGTTGAGCTAACTAGCTGAAGCATGTCCCGATCGGTGGTCACCACCAAGTTCACTTGCCCCTTGAGGGACCCGTGAACGAGCGTCGCGATCACATCGTCCGCTTCCTCTTCTGGGTGCCATGCCTGGTGGACCCCAATCATGGGGAGCACTTCCCGCAGCCACTCCGTCTCGAAAGCGATGGGGGTACGCTCCGCTCGGTTCGCCTTGTACTCAGCGAATTCTTTGCGCCGACGTTGGGAGGAGGAGTCCCAAGTCACGTGAAGGGTTGCGTCGGGCCAGCGCTTGTGGAAACCCCCTAGGCTTTGGAGGAAGCCTAGGACAGCGCCCGTCGGTCGTCCTTGGCGGTCCTTGAGGGTGTTCAGACCTGGAGCCATGAGGCACCGGATGGCCAACTGGGTCCCGTCGATGATGACGTTCTGCACCATCATATCGCCCCCGGCTTTGAGTGAACGCTCGATGGTTTCCACGTCGGAGCTGACAGCCTCCAAGCGAACAACCATGTCTTGGAACCACGACCACTCAAGATACTTGCTCTCCAGTGGCGAAAGGGGAGGTGGAGTGTAGGACGAGTACACAATCGGACGCAACTTCTTTCCAGTGTCGGCCCATGCCTGAAGGCGAACCACCTCCTCAGCTTTCGCCTTCAAAGGTGCGGGATCCAAAGGACGAAGTATGTAACCGATCGGTCGGCCCCTCTCGACCCACGAGGTGAGGTTGGCGAAGGCCCGCAGTTTGACCGCAAGTGCCTCCGGGTCAAGGACAACCTCATTGGCCTGGATGAATCCGAAGCACGCCTTCCCCACGCGTACCCAAGTATCTAGTTTGACGAAGGTTTCGTACGGGAGAAGGACACGGAGGATTTCTTCCTTCGGCCACCCAAGCAACGCGCGGGCCCCTCGGAGCCAGTCCCGCAAGCCACTTGCCTGGTCGGCGTACGGAGAGCGCGGGGCCTTTTCCACAAGACGGAGGCACGCCCGAGGCAGTGTGATGATTGCCTCTTTCGACCGAAGCTTGATGTAGACCTGCACCGCATCCTGCTCGGGGATCTCCTCTTCGACGCGAGCCTGGATCTTCCGGTACGGGCCGGACGTGATGAGCACGAGATCCCCGACGCAGATCCCCTGATCGACCTCTTCTCGGATCTGTCCGCGAAACTTGTCAATTTCGCCGCTCGTTACGAAGGCAATCTGACGGACAGGGCGCGACCCATTCACACGGGTCGTCGTCCGGAGGACGCTGTTGACGAACTTGGTGTTTTCGAGACGCAGGTAAATCTGGTCCGCATGACTGCGACGGACGAAGGCGTAGCCCTCCATCAAGTACTGAACAACCCGCTCCTCCCCCATTTGCGTTACCGAAGCCGGAATGAAGACATCGGCATCGCGAATGGAATGACGGATTGACGCTCGAATCTCGTCCGGGTCTGCCCCGTCCGCCTTCGGCCCCAATTCCAAAACGACCCACTGGTCGATCGGCGGTTGCGGAGGGTTCAGCTCAGCCACTCGCGTCACCTCGATTGAGCCACAAGCGCTCAAACTCACGCCGCCACACGTCCGCGTTGAGTGGTTTCATGTCATCCTCGTCCACGTTCTTGCCAGGGAAGACGAGGTGCTGATGTCCGCGTGCGTCCATCCGAGGCATGGGCGCCGCGTTCATATTTAGCTTCACATCCATCTCCCCAAGGGGAGGGAGATCAGGGGTCGTGAGTTCCTTGACAGGGGGAGGGGCCGGGGCCGGAGCGGCGGGAGCTGAAGCAGCAGGGGCAGGGGACGCAGGGGCAGGGGATGCGGCCTCCCCAGGCGCAGGGACCGACGCCACGGGGGCAGTAGCAGGAGCAGAACCCCATGGAACCAAGACCGGGCGACCCAAAGGTTCGATGGGGGTCTTACCATCCCATTGGGAGAGGACCAGAATGTCGCGGACGAGGCTGACTTCGGAAACGTGTTTGGCCTTGAGAAAATGGTCGGCGAGATGAATGACGTACGGGCCATACTCCCCGTAGACCCTCTTACCCAACTCACGATCAGCGGAAACGAAGTCAGCGAACATATTGTTCGCGAGCCGATAGCTGTTCATGGCAGCTTCGGCAAGGCCGGCAGCAACAGCGTCCGGCGAGATTTGCTCACATGCTTGATCTACGAACCCGATCGCTTTTTTAGGATCTCGGAGGGCAAGCAGGATCTCGTAAAAGAGCGAGACCACGGAGAGCTTGAGGTACTCCCGAACCCCATCGACGGTGATGGGCCCCAGTTGGGAGATCATCTCCATCTTGTTGAGGATGTCTCGCACGTGACCGCCGGAGTGGTCGATGATGACTAGGACCGCATCATCCTGGTACTCGACTCCTTCTTGCTGAAGGACGAGTTTCATCCGTCCGAGGATGTCCTCACGTGTCACCTTGCGGATCGTGTACGGCTCGCACCTCGAACGGATCGTCCCACGGATCTTGTCCGGCTCCGTTGTGCAGAGGATCGCGATCATCTTCTTCTCTTCAATCGGCTTGAGGAGAACGTCCTGGGCCCCTTGGCCCATTCGGTGCGCCTCGTCGAAGAGATAGACACGCTTCGATGCGTTGAAGACCGAGAACGGAAGCTCGTTGACGATAGAGCGTATGTTTTCGATGGTGCCCTGGCTGGCAGCATCACGCTCTGAGAAGGGGCCGGGCTGGTCGTTGAGGATTGCCAGGCAATTCTCGCACTTGTTACAGGGCTCCGGGTCGGCCTTGTCCAAGTTCAAACAGAGCATCGCTCGTGCGTAGATACGGGCCAAGGTCGTCTTCCCTTGGCCGTGACCGCCCTCGAACAAATAGCTCGTATCCAAGGCAGTGCCTTTTTGCAGGCGTGCCTTAAGGAGCTGGACAGTCCCAGGTTGGCCTAGGACCTCCGCGAATTTCAAGGGTCTGTACTTGGTATCCCACACGGCGGTCGTCTTAGCTCAGGGTGACTTCTTCTGTCTCCCCGTCGACGACCTCTTGAACACGGGCGTCCACTCGGATCGATTGGGCAACCGAGAGGAGGGCCACGAGGTCGTCGTTCCAGGCGCCGTGACGACGAAGGATCGTGGCGAACTCTTGGACGTCCGGCTCGCGGAGCTTCCACTTCATCTCAGCGGTCTCCTCGTCTTCTTCACCGAAGCAGCGCTCCAAAAGGTGATCGACGAGAGCTTCGCGTTGAACCGGTGCAAGATCGTTCCACCTGTCCAGGGCGATCTCGACGAGGAAGTCCTTCTCCAGAAGGAACTCACTCGCGCCCGTGATCTTGCGGACCTTCCCAAGAACGGGTTTACCGTTCTTCATGCTGGCCTTGTCCACGAAGATGTACTTCATCCGAGCAGTGGCCAGCTCCGAATGGTACGTGGGAAGAAGACGCTCAGCGATCGTCTCGACAGATTCAGCGTTTTCGTAGACCTTAGACATGGAACAGCTCCGTTTTGGGATCGGAATGTATAACTGACGCTAGAAAAGCAGAGAATTTCTGGTCCCCCCAGGCTTCCCACAAGTCCGACGGGTCCTTGGACAGCTTCCCGTCAACCATGCAGACTCTTGGGTAGTCCACGATACCTACGTGCCCGAACTCTTCGCCGTGTTGCCGGACAAATCGCGCAGACGCCTTCCGCCCCGTATCGTCCATATCATAGCCAAGCCAGATACGGTCAACGAGTCGTCGAAGGATCCGCACCAAGGGATCTACGACGCGAGCCGTCAATGTGGCGACCGTGGGGGCGTAGAACCGTTGAACTGGGAAGAGATCGAAGCCCCCTTCAACCAAGAGGATGGATCGGGTCTCCCAAATGTGGGGGATGGCCTGCCCGAGCCCGAAGAGCACGAGGTCCCCCTTCTCGATGAAGTCCATGTACCCGGTGCGCTCACGATCGACGTGGCGAAACTGCAACCCGTGGATCTCTCCGAGCGTGTTCGTCAAAGGCAAAACGAAGACGTCATCGAGCTTTCCACCCCGGAAGGACCAATCGAGGAACCCAGGAGGGAAATCGATGCCATCAGGGAGTTCGCGATCGAGGTAACCGATCTGGAACAGGCTGGTCTGTTCGTCGGTGACGCCGCGAGCCCAGAGGGCTTCGCGGGCTCTCTCGGTCAAGTTCCCTGCTGCGTGCCCCACAAAGTCGTCAAGCCATGTCATGTCGGACCACCATGATCGCCCGGTCAACTCGCTGAACGAGCACGCCGAGGTGGTCGCCGACACGCGTGTAAAGCCCCACAACCTCTGGTGCTGCACATACGAGCGCAGCACCCCCCGGCAGGTTCGAGAGAAGAACGCGGATACCATCGACCACAGCGACGTGCCCTTGCACCGCCATCGAACGACGTGCCGCCTCCAGGTCGCAATCCGGCCCGCAGACATCCCGAAGCGTTTGCTCTGGGATGACCATACTGCGGGGCTCGAAACCTGAAGATCGAAGACGTTCAATGGCTTGTGTGAGGTCGCTACACCGATTCGCCCACCCTTCACGTGTCGAAAGTTCCGTGAGCGCTTGGTACAACGCACTCAGAGCCAAGGGCTCCTCTTCAACGCGACAGGGTGAGAAGCCGTAGCGACCGATTCCTGCGCCCGATCGCCGCGTCGGGAGGAACGTTCCTCGCATGTTTGACGCGAGGAGGGGCATTGCATCTTCCGGGACCCTCACCTCCCCCATCGCCGGAACGGAAAAGCCGACGGCCGCCTGTCTCTGACGACGGCGCTCCGTGGTGAAGATGCAGGCAAGCGCAGAGAGGCCCATTACGACCGGTCAGACGGGGGGAGTTGGTGCGGCCCGATACCCAGGAGACGAAGGAGTGCTCTCTTCCACCACGACACAGGCGAAGGCGGGACCGGAGTGACCACATCATCATCATCGCCGTCGTTGGTGTCTTCTTCTTGGGGTCCAGACGGGAGCAGGGGCTCTGTCTTTGGTTCCGAAGGCGGAGGCACACTCACGGGCAACTTGTTCGAGTCCAGCGTCCAAAGCAGCGCGTGGACCTCGGGCAGATTGTCCTTCACCCACCCTACGTCCCGGATCTGCGCTTCCAACGCCTGTTGGATAGCCTCTCGCGTTATCGAAGGCGTGAAGAAAGGGCAGCGTTGCGCGTCGATGGGGTCTTCGCAGATGTTGCCCTTCCAGTCATCAGGGCTGGAGGCCTCATACATACAAAGGCCAATCGTCTGCCCATTCTTCCCGATGCGATTGTAATTCTCGTTGGGTTCCCCGTTGACCTGCTTACGACTGTCGAGAGGGTGGCGGTAGTTGTGGACGCACCGTTTGGGGAGCTTGACCTCAGCCTCCACGGCACGGCGCTCGAACTCCTGATCAAGCAAGTAACGAATGCGGTCTTGGACCTCAATCTCGGTCTTCATGTTGCCGCACCTCGTAGCCTTTGGATTTGGATCTGACGCTCGTTCCCGGCGCCTGAGACTTCAGTGCCACTGTACGCAACGGTCGCGTGGTCCGTGTACGTTTGCTTGTGGGTCACGAGAAGGATGGGGATCCCTGTCGTTGTCGCGAGCTTCTCCAAGAAGCGGCCTGTCTGGTCTACGTAGTCATCCGACACAGCCGCCAGAGTCTCGTCGAGCAAGAGGATCGGCCAGCGCTTGAGTCGGAGCATCGCGAGAAGGCGGAGGACCAGAGATGCAATCGACGCAGGGCCACCTCCGAATGCCTCTAGGGGATGCCCCCGGACAGCAATCTTGGTCCCTTCCTGACGAATGAAGAAGTCGATCGCAATGAGGGATCTCCGATGAGCCACCTCAGCCTCGAAGGAAAGCTCCTGGTCTTGAAAGATGGAATGGAGCCCCTCGGTTACGACCGATTCGATCGACTTGACGTGATCAAGGACGAGCTTATCCATGAGGGCGCGGAACAGCTCCGAGACCTTGGCCAGCACGTCAATCTTGGTCGCGAGGGCCTCAACCTCCTTGGATCGGATGTCGAGGTCCCCCACGGCCTGATCACGCACTGCTTGGAGCCGAGCCGCAGACTCTCCGAGAGCCCGGACGCGTTGGGCTGAAGTCAGCCCATGTCCTGCATGATGCGTGTCACCTTGCATTTGTAGGCGTCCTTCGGTTCCTTCCCCGCTTCGATCCCGCTCCCGCCGACGACGTGGCCCTTGTTGTCGAGCCAGAACTCGTCAATCGTGCGGAGCATCACCTTCTCCTTGCCGTTCTCGGTGGGGACGGTCATGACGCGAAGCTCAACCTTCTCCGACTTCGAGTTCTTGAAGAGTTCGACCAGGTGCTCGATGTTCACGTTGGTCTGGATGTCGCGACCCTCAGACATGGGCTTCCCATCGGGCCCCACCGGGATCTCCACGGCAACCGAAGGGCTCGTCGATTGACTGTCGGCCTCCGTGACCCGGAATCGAAGCGCCGGTGCCGTGTGATCGAACTCCACCCGGATCTTGTTCCGCGTCGGGGACAGCTCCGATGCCGTGAAGCTCAAGCTGTTGAGCAGCGGAGTCTTGTCGACGAGCAGGACCGTCTTGTCGAGCGAGAGCTTGGGGTACGAGAAGCTCGTGTAGGTCTTCTTGTGGTGCGCCCACCCGATGACGCGGCCCTTCGAGTCTTGCGCGAACGTCTTGTTCGCTCCGGTGAGGACCTTGATGGTGCCCTCACACTTGGCGAGGAACTGGGCGAAGACCGAGAAGTGCTGCCCGTGGAGTGACAGCGGCTTCCCCTGGAATTCATCGCTGAAGAGGTAGAATGCCTGTACGCCTGTTGACGCGTAGAGGTACCCGTCCCCCTTCGTGAACTCCGGGTTCGACGCGTCGAAAACCTGGAAGGTCTTGAGGTTCTCCTCGACGTGGGTGTCCTTCTCCTCAGCCGTGAAGGGTTGGCTCAGGCGCATGCCTTCCTTGAGGAGAGAGACCGGGAACTCGCGCGGATTCGTCGCAGCCTCCAGCTCCTTGTCACACGTCCCGAGAAGCCTTGGGTCGAAGGTCGATCGCTTGCCGCCGGTGCCCTTACCGAAGTCGTAGGAGACCGTGAAGGCGTCCCCTTCGCTCTGGGCTGTGAAGGAGCCCGTACCATCGACGAACTTGAACGCATCGATGTGTTGGGCCGGGTAGATGAACGGACCCTCCCCCTCGACATCGGTGATGGGGAAACTCGCACGAGCGACGCGGAGAGCGTCTTGCGAGTAGATGTTGCAGACGTCGTTGCCCGCCTCGTCCTTCCTCACGACAAGGAGGTAGCCCGTGTTGCCCTGGGGGGTGATCGCCCGAGGTTGGACGATGCGCACCATGTCCACAGCAGCGTTGAGATCACTTGCCTGAGCCTTGAACTTGATCGTGTTACCCATTGTCCATCCTTCATTTCTTGTCGAAGGCGGCCACAGCACCCTCGACCTCTACGAGCTTGGTCTCGAAATCGGTGATCATGGATTCCAGGTCCTTTTGGGCCTTATCCCTCTCACTGGCCAGGTTCTTGGGGTCATACCCCGCCGCCTTTGCTTCCTGGAGGATCTGAGCCAGTTCCTCCTTCTTCGCCTGAAGCTGCCCACCAAGACCCGCCTTCTTTTTGGTGACGGTATCGTGGCGCTTCAGGAGGTCGTCGATTTTGCGCTTGATCTCGTCCGGCGTCATCTTGCGTTCCTCCCTTCCAATCACAGTCCGAGGTCTTCTACACCCGAGACTGCCTCGATCGACGGAGAATTCGACTTTTCGTAAGCCGTCCCCTCGTCGCACATAGCCAGGAAGGGGCATAGCTTGCACTCACGCGTCGGCCGCGTTGGAAAAGCCTCAAACAGCCGCTTCTTCGGGTCCGAATCCTCTACGCTGAGCCTGCGCCCACCCGCCTCGATGGTCCGAACGACCCCCATCACAGCCTCGTTGAGCACCTCCACGTCGCGTACAGTGCAATCAACCCAGTCAAGGCTCTCTTCGGGCTCGTACTGCCAGTAGAGAAAGCCGAAGCGATCAGGGAGACTCCCGTGCTTCTTCTGGAAAAGCATCCCGTACCACTTGAGTTGCCGCCGATCGACGTACTTGTCCCGCCACCGCGAGCCTTTGCCATCGATGAGAACAAGGTCCCCCTGTGGGTGAAGGCGCTGAATGATGAAGTCGCACCGTCCTCCTAGGGTGTGGCCGTCGAAATCCGAGTCGAGCCTCACCTCGGGCTCCGCGTCGACACCAACAAGGCGATGGTGACGAATGATCGCCAACCCACGCGGGATGGTTTTCCGAACATCCGCTTCGACGTCAGCAAAGGACTTGTAGACCTTGGACTGCTTCCAATCCCACGTCCCGCTCTTCGATTCCTTCTCGATGGTCCGCTTCATCACGCGAGGGACCCGGCTCATGAGCGCCTCAACGGGATCGGGAGCGTGCCAGAGCCGATCCTTGTAGAAGTACTCGAAGAGTGTCCCCACGACAGCCCCGTAAAGCATCCCCACACGGTTGTCCGGCGCCGGAGGCTTCGTCTTGTTGATGTACCCGTGCCAGTACGATCGCGGACACTGCTCGTACTTCTTGAAGCCAGAATACGAGAGGTACATCAGCCGACGCCCCCACGAGCACGTTCGAGGTACTCGACGGCCGTACGTTGGACATCCGTGGCGAAAGAGAGCGTTGCGATGTTCTCTTCGATCGACTTCTCGGTGTCGATGGATCCGCTCTGCTGAAGCGTGAGGATGAACTGGTCGATGCTCTTACTCTCTTGCTCGACCCGCTCCTTGCGCTCCATGTCGAACACATCCTCGGGAGGGGCCACGAGGAGCGTTATGGGGGTCACCCGGATGCCATCATGATCGGCTTCGATGAAGGCGACCTTGGGTGTCCTTGTGATGTTCTCATGGCTCAGGGCCCCACGACTCACGGCGCCCAGGTTCACGAACGTCTTGCCGAAGACGGTGACGATGCCCTGGTCCTTGTGCCAATGCCCGAAGCAATTATGGACAAGCACCCCACCCGCCACGTATTCGCCCGTGTCCGTCCGAAAGTTATGGACGGGCCCTTCATAATGGAATCGTGACACCTCTCGTACACGGGCATAATACAAGCCACCATCGAAGAAGCCTGCAACTTTGGTTTTACTGCGACAGGGAGGTTGGACCCCAAGCCTATGGGATATGAGTTCAGCATCGTCCCCGTAAAAGGAGATGACATTACACGGAAAGTTACCCCCGTCCTGGGGGGGTCGTATCGTAAAGTATGGGCGAAGGCCGACAGATAGCGCCAAGAAGAATACTTGGAAGGCCATCACTTGAGAGACAGTAGCTCCCATCACATCGGTCTTTGATGATCGCGCATGCCCGTCCCCAAGAAGCCATCCTACTAAAAACTCGGTGCGGGAAATCGCGGACTGTTGCCAGATCCAAGACGAAAGGCTCTTCCGATCGGAATACCGACCGCCATGCTCTGCAAAGAAGTCGGCGATCTCTCGACCATAGGCGCAAACCTGAATACAGGCACCAGAGGTGGGATGTTCATGCGAGTCTAACCCAAAGAATTGTTTCACAAGGTCTCGTACGTCCCCACGCAGGTCCGCCTCATCTGCGTGGAAGGACCACGCGACACCAGCTACGGGTTCTTTGTCCCGGTTCGTGATAATATGCCCCTCCGCTGCGTAGTACCCGAGCAATCGAGCAAGACCTGGTTCGGATGCTGCCCCGGTCGGAATCTGGGGGACGGGCAAGGCGACATAATCCCCGCCCTCAATCTGAGCAGCGCCCACCCACGTGGCTTGGACAGCAGGCGCCTTTTCACACCCAGAGCACGGGTATGAAGTGCGCGTCTTGTCCGGGTGACATCGACGAGTTGAGCGTGACGGTAGAACACAACGTAGATTCCTTGCGACCCAGTAAGGGTGTTCTGCGGTCGTCCCTGGCACCAGAGGTGGCACCCCCTCAATGTCAAGACGCACCAAATCTTCGGATACTTGACGAACCGGGTGCGCAGCACCTACGACTGTTGACCCACTTCGACCCAAGACAACAGCGCCTTCGGTGATATGTGCGATGGGGATGGGACGGTAAAGCCAATCCAGCACCGGCGTTTCCGGGGGGAAACACCAAACGTCAGGGCCATCCTCCGACGCAAGATCGGAGTAGCGGAAGACGGGCTCCCCAAAGAACTCTTCAACACGAGCGGGGGGATCATCCCCGGCGAGCTGATGGACAACCGCGATGAGGTACGTGTCCCCTGGTTGTTTCTTGATCGCCAAGAGATCAGCCAGCGTACGTGTTGGACTGTACGGGGCCCCCACAACCCGGACGCGAAGCTTGCCGTCCTCGAACACCTGGTCCCGGAGTTGTTGGAAGACCCCGCTCGCGAAGAGGACCCCGAGGGGTTGCTTGTCGATGGTCTCCAGGTTGTTGTAAGCGACGTCGTGGTTCCCCTCGACCTCGAACGTGGGGCACGGGTAGCCCTTCTGGATCTGAGCTGATTTCACGACAAGGGCGTGAGAGTTCCGGCTAGCCGACTTCAGGTGGATGTAGTCGCCCCCATCGAGCACCGCCGCAGCCTCGTGTTCCTTCGCAAACCGACCGATCTGCTCCAGGTTCGACCAAATCTCCGTCGGGTAGTCCGCCTTCCACGAGACAGGGCTCCGATCCGAGACGTGGGTGTCCGTCCGGTAGATGAAGGCAATCCTCGGCATTAAACGCCCGCTACACCGGCATGTGTGTGACGTTCCGAGCTAATCGGCTGGGTGCACATGGGGCAAAGGCCAAGGGTGTCGATCTCCCCCGCTACCGCCACCTCTTCCACCGCCGCCTCTTGGTATTCGGCCTCCAAAGCCCCCACTGTCTTCGTGGTGGCCGCGTAGCGTTGTGCCAGGGCCGCGAGCCCCTGAAGGTGCTCGGCAGCCCCAGACAGCCCCTCAGTGTCAGGGATAGGTGTCGCTTCGAGCACCTTCCACCGGGTGAGGATGTCTTTCGATGACCGGAGCTTCTCCATCCACCCGTGGAGCTGTGTGAACGTGCCCTGCTTCTCTCGAACCAAGTCCGCGTCGGGGATCACGATCGTGGCCACATCCTCCAAACTCTCAATGGCCGTTTGATGCTTGGCGACCGACACCGCTAACCGGCACACGTTCGTGAAGGCTTGGTCCTGATCTTGGATCGGCACAATTTCTGGGACGACAACCGCGTTCGTTTTCGCAAGACTCTTGATGTCCCGTGCCAACGAAAACGCCGTGGTCAGGATGCGATCGATCTCATCGAGCTTCATGCGGGCCATGTCGAGCGCACGTTGGCTCGTTTCAACAGCCCTGACCCTGACCATCACCGCGTCAAGGCCATCGTAAGCCATCACCCGGAGCTTCAGTTCGAGAACGTCTTTCTCCCGGAGCTTCCGGTTCGACGCTGCCTCTTTGCGATCTTTTTCTACGAGGCGCATCGCGACATTGATGCTGTCTAGCCGAGCAACATCGGAGAGAACGTCCGCTACAACCGTCCCGGACTGATCAAGAAGGAAAATGGGGCTGAACTGATCCGACACTTGGATCAGTTCCTTACCCTCCGCGATCTTGACGAGACCGAAGGAATCCTGGAGGAAGTCCGGGGTTCCTTTTCCAGCGACCGTGTACTCCTTGCCGTTGAAGACATAACGATTGACGGAATCACCCTTCTCCCAAAAGAGGTCGAAGTCCTTTGCACGGATGTGCACAGAACAGGCGCACTTGCAGGTCTTGGTGTCCTTGAGGTGACGAGAGCACTCCGACCCGTGCCGCACCAACGCGTCGACGGGAGCGCCCGTGAGGGCCGCCTTCACGGCCCTCACGATAGCGCTCTTACCGATGTTGGACTTCCCCACAAGAGCGGTGAACCCGTCGATGTTGACGGTCACGTGCCCAATGCTCTGGAAGTTGCGGATCTCGACTTCGACCATGGCCCTAGTTCTTGGGCTCAGCCTCGTCGGCCTCAGGTGCCTCAATGACGGCATCCTCTTCTGAGACCGTCTCCTCCGTCGCTTCGACCGCCGACTGTGCCTCCAGCTCCTCATCGTCCATGTCGTTGATCTCGACAGACGTTAGGTCGGCTGCCTCATCCAGCTCGTCCAACTCCTCCGGCTTGAGTGGCTCAGCGGACCTGCTGATAGCCTCCGTGATCTTGTGACGAAGTTCGTCGAAGACCTTCGGGTTCTCCATGAGGTACTTGCGGAACTTTTCCTTCCCCTGGGTGCGATGGGCCCCAAACGCAAAGTAGGCCCCTTCCTTCTTGATGAAGCGGTTGACGACGCCAGCCTCGATGATCGACAAAAAGTCGTCGATGCCGTAGCCGTAGCGGATAAACATTGAGGTCGAGTGGTTCTGCTTCCCATCGATCCCCGACTTCACGCACTTGACATCGGTGAGGTTGCCGTAAGGCCGCTTCACCTTCCGGCCCGTCAGGGCATCCTTGACCTCGACGAACTCCGACTTGATGCGGCTCGTCCGAAGTCGCAAGGAGCAGTGGAACTTGAGGGCCTTACCGCCTGCCGTGTTCTCCTTCTCCCCACCGTGACCGCCGCCGGTATCGATGACGGCTCGCGTTTGGTTGAGCAGAACAAGTGCTGTCCCCGCGTGACCCTTGATCGTCCTCTTCGAGTCATCGACCGGATACTGCCGGAGCCACTGGCAGTACTTCTTGAGGGCGTCCGTCAGCTTCCCGGCCACGGCGCCGACCTTCGCCGCATCCGTGAACTTCTTCACTAGCTCGGCTTCCGGGTTCATCGCAGCAATCGAATCGATCACGATGATGTCGACGCCCACCATGATGGCGACGCGGATCATCTCGAAGCCCTCTTCCATGCTGTTCGGTTGGAAGCACTGGAACGACTCCCTGTCGTTGATGACTCCGAGCTTCCTCGCGTACTGGAGATCGACCTTGTTCTCAAAGTCGAGGAAGAGGCCAACACCCCCTGCCTTTTGCACTTGAGCCATGGCCGACAGTGCCAGGGTGGTCTTGCCACTCCCCTCGGGCCCGAAGACTTCCGTGATACGCCGACGCGGAAAGCCAGGACAGATCGGGAGCCCATCCGGGCCCAGTGTCCCGCCGATGAGGTTGTCGACCGCGAGAGAGCCCGTCGGTACGAACCCCAAGGTCTCGTGTGCAATCGGCTTGTGTCCGTACGTCTTGAGGATCCACGCACTTGCACGGGCGAGACGAGCCTTCTGATCGGCCGCCGTCATTGTGGACTTCGCTTTGGCCGGAGCCGCTACGGTCTTTGCTGCTTTGGGTGTCTTTTCTTTGGCGTTCGTCATCATGAAGTCTCCGTGGAAGAGAACCTGAAAAACCGGTGGTTCTCCTTGAAAATGGCTCCCGATTTGACCTCTAGCCCCGCCCTTGGACCACGCGTGATCTTGTGGATCTTCGCGAAGGCTTTGAATTCGGATGGCGTGAGGTCGGCCTCTGCGATTACCCCGCGAAGGAGTAGCCAGAACCGGGCTGCGTATCTGGCGATGTGATAGGCGTCTGCCTCGTTGTGGTTGAGTACCCCCCGGAGGCCGGTGTCCGCCTTGACGGCGTCCACCATGTCACTCTTGAACATTTTGCCCTTACGGACTTGGGGATCTTCCTTGACGAGCATTTTGAGGGTGCCGGGGTCAAAGAAAACCACATCCCTGCGACGCTTCCAGATCGCCTCGTTCACCATGAGGAAGAGGCCGTAGAGCCCTTCCGACCACAGCTCGCCGAAGGGTGGCGATTCAACCCCAACGGCTTGGACGAGGAGGTACTTGTCGAGCAGCGATCCTACGCTTTCTCGCATGTCCACATAGCGCTTGACCCACAGGGTCTTCGGCGATGAGACAAAGATCCCCTTCGCCACAATCCGAGCGGTACCAACCGCCTCCGAATCGTGGACACACCAACCGAAGCCGGTGAGTGACGGATCGAGGCCAAGGGTGATCATGGACGTCTCGGCGAACCGAGTCATTGAGGCACGGTCCGAGGCGAACCCCAGACCGTGCCTCGATTCCTTCGATCAGACCTGGTCGAGCAGATCGGTAAAGTCGCCGCCGCTCACGTCCTGAACGACCGATCCGCCCAGTCCGAGCTTCGCCCGGAGTTGATCGGTGGTCATCTCACGGAATGGGACGAGCTTCGCGTAGAAGGGGACTGCTTTCGCGAGGACCTGAGCCTTGAAGTTCTCGGACTTCTGCCAGATGGCAGCGCCGACGAACGAGACGCCGATCTTCTGGAACTGCGGATCCTTGCACTCCAGCTTGATGTCCTGGCCAGCGAGCGACAGGCCGTTCTCGCGAAGACCTTCGTTCTGCTTCCAGATGTCCTCGTAGATTTGCTTCGAGAAACGCCACGGGGTGACACGCCACTCCCCGCGCTTGATGCCCTCTCGATCGATGTTCCCCTCACGGTCAGTCGGGTAGACCAGGAGGAGGGTCGAGAAGTACAGCTTGGGCTCGGGGAGGCGCTTCCAGATTGCGTCCCCTTCCGGGCCATCCTTGCCGAGACGGGAAAGGGCGAAACCGAGCCCCTCCTGGTAGTGGGCCATCATCTTCTTGAAGTGGACCGACCCAAGGTCCAGTTTCTCGATCTCGGTGAGCGTGTCGACCGCGCGTGCCTTCTCGGCTGTGCTGAGGGTCTTGGCCCGCTCTTCGAGTGCAGCCTTGGCCACCGCGATGATCTCGTCCTTGGTGAGCGTCTTGGAGTCCTTCTTCGCCGTCGCACGTGCCGTCGCCACCGCGTTGGCATCGACCGGGTGGAAGTAGAGGAAGGCGGCACGAAGGATCTGACCCTTCGTCATCTTCAGCCACTCTTCACGCTGCCCGAAGAACTTCTTGCCGTCCGCATCGAGGCCGACATCGTCTTCGAACTCGCCGTAATCGTAATTCGTATCTGCTGACATGACCGTTTCTCCTTTAGGAACGCCTCGACCACGAGTGCTGTTTAGGCGGGAGGTCGAAGCGAACGTTTTCGGTTTTGGGATGGGAACGAAACGGCGGACCTACAGGACAGGAGGCATGAGCTTTTGAAGGGCTCGGGCTTTTGGTCTGGTAGATCCGCCGAACGGGCCACTACACCGAAAATAATCAAAACTAAAGAGAATCGAGAAAATCGGAAAGGTCGTCTTCTTCCGCAGGCTTGGCTGCCTTTTTGGCGGACTTCGACTCTTCCCCGGCGTCGAGAAACTGTCGGATTACAGCTTCCTCGTCTTGATTGGGGGAAGCGACTGTAGCTGCCGGGCTCGGGGGAGCTTCGGGAACAGGCGTCGCGGGCTCAGAAGGGGCTTCAGGGACCGGGGGTGAGGCTTCTTCGACCCCAGAGCCATCCAGCGCTTCGGGAGCCGCCTCAGGGTCGGCAGGCGGTGCCTTCCCGGTGAGCAGAGCGTCCAACTCGTCCTGATCGATATCCTTGAAGATCCCCGGTTCCGTTCGTTCGTCGCCGTACATGGCACCCGTCTGGATGTCCGTGTTCATCAGCCGACGCTCTTCCTTGAGGATGTCCATGGTCGCGTGCAGCTCACGGCTCCGGTGAACGACAACCTTGAGAGAGGCTTCCAGAGCGGTGGCGAGCCGGCGTGCGCTGTTGATCTCCATCTGGGCATCTCGAAGCATGTGAGAGACCGTTGATTTACGATCCTCAATGCTACCGAGCCGGCGAACAGATTCATCGGTGGCGAGTGCCGCGTCGTATTCGAGCTTGTAGGTGTCTTCGAGGGCTCGAAGATCCGCCGCCGCAGACGCCTTCTCACGGCTCACCTCACTGAAGAGCAGGCTAACCCGGTTGAGGTGATTGCGGCACACGGCCATACGCTCTTGGAGATACGCAGGCCCCAACGTCCGAGGCTCCTCCATGATGTCGATGATGTAATGATCCAGCTCGATGTAGATTGCGTCGATACGCGCCTGATCGATCATTGCGAAACCTCACCCGCAAGCAGCCTCGCGATTTGATTGTCGTACGCTTCAAGGATGGGTCGGAGTTCGTCTTTGGCCGAGCTACCATTGAGCATCCCTCGCTTCACCGCGTCATCGTAGACGGTTGCAACGACCTGCTTTGAGATAACGCATCGAACGAGCCGGATCTCCTCCTGGTTGAAACCCACTGGACTGTCCGTTTCGTCCGTGGCCTTCCGGGAGCACCCCAACGAGTAGAACGCGCTCCTCTTCCGCCCGTTCATGTCCTTCTCATCGAGAGAGAACGACACCGTTATACGGTCGAAGGAGATATCAGCCGAGAGGTTCTGGAGCCTCGCCCGCTGTTCCGGTGTCAGGCGCTCGAACAGGCTCTTCTTCTCGTTCTCGTTCTCGCTCATGGGGGGCCTCTAGCGCCCTTACTACACCGGATGCGATCAGCCGGGCCTCATCTGTAACAGCCCGTCCAAACATGGTATTTCGCTGGACAACGTTGTCGTTGGCGATGGCTTTCAGCACAGCGTTCACATCGCCCAAGAGCCAAACCTTCCGGCGAGCCCTCGTGACGGCTGTGTAGAACAGGTTCCGTTGGAGCATCCGACCTTGGGTCTTCACGATGGGCATGAGGATGGTGTCGAACTCCGACCCCTGACTCTTATGCACGGTGATCGCGTACGCGAGCTTCAGCACCTCTGGGGCATCGGTCTTTGGGATGTCGACGTGGATGTCCATAGACCCCGGCCCAATCCCGTGGATGCGTAAGGTCAGAGCCGTCTTGCTGATCGTGACGAGCTTCCCCATATCCCCGTTGTAGACGTTCAGGTCGTAGTTGTTCTTAACGACCATGAGCCGGTCCCCCTCACGAACGTGAAGGTGCCCGGCTTTCCATTCTTCCTGTCCTAGTGTCTCTGGGTTGAGCTTGTCCCGAAGGCGTCCGTTCAAATTGTTGACGCCGACGATACCGTCATACTTGGGGCTAAGGACCTGAAAGTTGGCATCCCGTGCCTTCAGCTTACCCGCCGCCTCGACGATGAATTCTACGATTCGTTCCTCATCCACCAACGAGACGAACTGAAACTCCGAGTCGGCTTGCCGAACATCCGGTATCGGGGAGACGCCTCGATTGATGTTGTGGGATGCGACGACGATGGCGCTCGTTTGAGCCTGTCGAAAGATTTGGGTGAGGCGGACGTTGGGGACCTCGGGACAAGCAATCAGCTCTCGAAGGACATTACCTGGGCCGACCGACGGCAACTGCGCATCATCCCCCACGAGGACGAGCATCGTGGAGGGGTGGAGGGCATCCACGATGCGGAAGAACAGCTCTTGATCCACCATCGACATCTCGTCAACGATGACGGCCCCCGTGTTGAACTTATTCGAGCTGTCGTAGCCCCATTCTTCACCCGTGTACCCGAACGTCCGATGGATCGTTCCCGCCTCTTCTTCGGTCACCGAAGCCAGCCGCTTGGCTGCGATGCCGGTGGGTGCCATGAGCTTGAACGGAATCCTCGCGCTCTTGAAGAGCCGCACGAAGGTCCGAATAGTTGTTGTCTTACCGGTACCGGGGAGGCCTGTGAGGACGAGGACGTGGTTCTCAACAAGACGCCGCACGGCATCGCGTTGAGCTTCGGACAGCTCAATTTGGTTCGAGCGCTGGTAGTCCGTGAGGAATAGATCGAGGTCGATGTCGATCTTCGACGGAACCAAGAAGTCGGCGAGCTTTGCCGCAGCTTGGCGCTCGAAGTTGAACAACTCAGGGAGGTAGACCCCGACCGTCGGATCAACTCGGACGGCCCCCTGTTCATGAAGACTCCGGACCGCATTCAGAATGTCACCGTTGAAGTCGTCGGTCTCGAACGGCTCGATATGCTCGGCCTCCTCCATCGCCCGCAAGAGCGGAGGCAACTCCCCACGCTTGAGGTAGAGATGGCCTTGTTGGGACCCAACTCGAATGAGCCAAAGAACCGCCCCCTGAAGCCGTCGCGGATCGCTTGAGGAGATCCCCATCCGATTCGCGATACGGTCTGCTTTCGCAAAGGTGAAGCTATCGACGGCGAGGAGTCGGTAGGGGTTGTCGGAGATGATTTGGATGGCTTCGCGACCGAACTTGGCGAAGACACCCGTGACGGCCTCAGGCCCCAACTCATAGTTCTGAAGGAAAATCGACAGGTCGGATAGAGCGCGAGCAGCCCCCCATTGGATGATCGCGAAGTCAAGAACGGTCCGAAGGGGGTCCTCAGGTTGGAGGAGAGCTTGAACCCGACCTGGTTCTCTCGACAAGACCTCGAAGGTGTCCTTGTCGAAGGCATTTGAGACCAACCGACAGAGATTCCAATCCTCGAACCCACTCGCGCATTCGTTCAGAAACCGAGGGATGTCGTGAACCGACTTTGCCCACGGGAACCAGCCTCGGGGAGCGAATTGCCGACCCCACTTCGGATGGTTGATCCAATCGCCGACGATCTGGATGGTCACCCCGGAGCGGATCTTGGGTAACCCGCAGATGTGCCCGGAAACCTTGGCATTCGAATCACGGATGGCGAAGTCGGTCTCGTCTACCTTGATGGCAAGAACGAAGTACGTCCCGCTTTGGTGGAGCACACGGTCCACCCGTCCTCGAATGTAAGGCATTTCACTCCTCCCCGACCATACGGAGGAAGTCTGCTTCACCGAGAACTTTCGTGCCGTTCTTCCGGGCCGCCTGTGCCTTCGTGGTGGTCGAGTTTGCATCCGCCATGACAAGGTACGTCAGCTTCTTTGTGACCGATGCCTTCACCTCGCCACCTGCCGCACGGACAAGGTCCTCCAGTTCCCCTCTTGGACGACTGGAAGCCCCCGTGAAACAGAACGAGAGCCCCGAGAGGGAGCCCCTGATCTTTTCCTTGATCTTGACACCCGCCGCGAGCAGGTCGTCGATGATGTCCCCGTGGTCGTGGAACCACTTCCACATCGCTTGGGCCTTCACGGGACCCAAACCAGAGACGCGCCCGAGGGACCCCGCGTCCGCCACCTTGAGCTTGTCGAGGGTGTCGAAGCCGGCATCCATCGCCATCTTCACGGTGGTCGACGCGCAGAGAGGGATGCTACACGCCCCTAGGAGGTTCTCCAGTGAGATGGGGTTTCGGTCCCAGAGCGTCTTCAAGACGTTCTGAGCGCTCTTCTTCCCCATCCGCTCCACACCCGCAAGCTGGTCCTCCGAGAGCTTGTAGAGGTCGCTGACGCGCTTCACGAGGCCACCTTCGACAAGCTTCTCGATGAGAGTCTCCCCCCACTCCTTGATATCCAGCTCCTTCACGTACCGCTTGATGCGACCAACCGTCTGGGCGGAACAATCCGCCGTGTTCGGGCAAATGAGGTATTCCCCGTCCATCATGGTCCCAGAGCCACACGTCGGACAGTGCGCAGGGGCCTCTTCAACCACCGAGGGTGGTCGACGGACCGAAACAACGCGCGGGATGACATCGTTCGCTCGGGCGATGAGGACGTGAGCACCGACGCCAACCCCAAGGTCTTGGATGTATTTCAGGTTGTAAAGGCTGGCATTGGTGACCTCAGCACCCATGACCTGAACAGGAGCGAAGACAGCAACAGGAGTGATACGACCCGTGCCCCCTACCTGCCAGTCGATACGCCTGATCGTCGTTTCACGGGTGATGGCTGCGAACTTGAAGGCGACGGCTCCTGTGGGACGACCATCCTTCTCCCCAAGGGAGATTTGCTTGGCGATGTTGTTGAGGCGGACCACCAGACCGTCGATGTCGTAATCTAGCTCCGCTCGCTTCGTCTGCTGGTACTCAACCCACAAATCGTGTGGGGTTCTGATCCCCGGCGCCATTGCGGTGACATACCAGTTGGGGATGCGTAGACCCTGCTCACGAAGCCACTCGAACTGTTCCCCCTCACTCTCGAAATCCTTACCCTCGACGACTTGATAGAACATGATCGAGAGGTGTTCACACCCCTTCCCATCAAAGCGTTTCGAGATCCCGCCGGCCGCGTTCCGAGTGTTTGCGTAGTCCGCGAAGTGCTTCAAGTGATCGCCCTTCAAAAGCACGATCTCACCACGTAGAGACCCGGAGAACTTCCGGTCAACCAAACGGGCAGGGATGCCTTTCATCCTGACGACGTTATTGGAGATATCCTCCCCAATGGACCCATCGCCTCGGGTGATGGCTTGCGAGAACCCACCCTTCTCGTACTTCACGTGGATCGAGATCCCATCGAGCTTCTCGGTGACAAGAAGGGGTTCCATCTTGTCACCGCACACACCCATGATCCAGGCGGTCATCTCTTCCAAGGTGTTGACCTTGTCGAGACTCCCCATCGAGATCCCGTGTGCAGCCTTCTTCCATTCCGAAGTGGCTGGGGGTGGGGCCCCGATCGCAGTGACGGCCGGGGAATCAGCCTTCAGCTCCGACAGCTCATCGGTCCACGCATCGTAGACCTCATCTGGAATGTCGTAGAGGGGCAGGCCACCCGTCGGGTTGTAGTACGCCTCCCGAGCCTTCGTGATGAGACCCTCAAGCTCCTTGATTCGAGCTTGGCTGGCCTGGGCTACGACTTCATCAAGCGTGGGCATCGGCCGGTAGTACACCGACACGGCCGACGGAACCAGCGCTTACGAGGACGTCCCCTGCGGCCGTAAAACCGGGACTTGATCGAGGGTAATCTCGCCTTTGTCTACCATTTCGGCGAGCTGACTGATCGATTCTTGAGGCGTAACGATGAAGCGGACCTCTTTCCCGAGGTACTTCTCCAGGTTCGCTTGAACGTCGATGTATTCGTTGGAGCCATCGTCCCCGATGACCCGGACGACCATGCGTCCGGTCATCGGGTCAAGTTCGACAACACCCTCGGCAACGATGCCCAGGTCAAGTTCTTTGGTGGGCATGGTTCACCTTACCGGACATACCCCGCTAGTGCACTCCTCGACCTCGAACTCGCTTCCGCGCACGAGCTGGTGACCGTGGTTGATGCGAGCGTACGACTCGTTGAAGGTAGACTCGTCGATCTCCTCGTAGGGAGCCTGAACGTAGCCGTGTGCCTTGGCGAGCATGGCCGTGGACTTGAACCGAGGGACGTACTCCTTGAGACAGCGAGCTGTCTCCTCCCGCTCGGTCTCGGGGTCGAACGAGAGTGTGGCACTGACGGCGTTGTCCGCCCACCACTCCTGAACCTGAGCCTGACGCTCGAACTGGTCCCGGATGGTCTCGGTCTTGACCGTGTAGCGTGTGTGGGTCGCCTTCGTCGGGAACTCGAAGACAAGGGTATGCCCCGTCTTGTCGTACTGATCGGCCTCCCACCTGACCCCAGCCTCCTGGAGTGCAGGGACCATAGGATCGTTCTTCGCGAGACGAGCCCGTCGGATGTAGAACGGGGCGAAAGGGGCGTGGATGCCAGGGCTCGACCCGTTGATGAGGCTGATCGTGCCACTCGGCTTGACCGTGGTGACGGTGATGGGCGAGGCGACGTGGAGTTCGCGAGCATAGTCGCTCGCCTCCTTACGGCAGTGATGGAACCAGCGGCCGAGTTGGGGTCCCGTCCATGGGAAGTCGCACAAGCCGCCGAGGCCTACGCCGACACGCATGTTGCGCATTCCGACATCGTGGCTCTGGGGATCGCTCAGGGGGGTGAGCCGCTGACGAAGCGTGTACCGTGTGACGAGCCGGAAGGCCATCTCGGCGTCCGTCCCTTCCTCGAACAGACCTGGGAAGACCTCGGCGAGATTGCACGCCTCGCGGTCATGGAGGGTCTGTTCTCCGCAAGGGTTGACACCCTTAGCGCCGGGGTCCGTCTTCCAGGCCGCCGGGAGGTTCAGAATGCCCGGCTCGCCGTACTGGATGTTGTCGTTGACGAGAGCGGTCCAGTCGAAGTCAGCGATCTGCTCCCAAGAGCGGAAGACGATTGAGTTGTTCGACGTGTGCCGGTGGCTGAGGACCTTCTCGAAGTCCTTCTTGGCGTCCCGGAACGGCTGGTCGTTGGCATCCCCAAGAACGATGAGGGCCGATCTGCGAACGTTGCCAGACTTCACGCAGAAGCCAATCATGTTCGTGATGTCGAGGCACTCCACCGACGTCAGACGACGCCCCTGAGCCCCGCGAATGATCTCCCACGTCGAGCGAAGGAGATGAGTGAGCGGACCAGGGCCGCACGCGATGCCTCCGAAAGTACGGATCGGAAGCCCACGCTGACGGATCGATGAGACATCGACGATGAGGTCCCGTCCCTCGTAAGCCGCAACGAAGACACGGCGAAGGGCTTCGATCCACCCCTCACGCGAATCGGGCGCCTGGAAGATGGGCGTTTGACCGTTGAGGAAGGACTTGTCGTTCGGCTTGACCTCACTGAAGTCGGGGTGCTCGGAGCGGCACCATACGGCGAAGCGAGCCTCGGGGCGTTGGGCAACGAACGGGAGATCGTGGATGTCACTGAGCCCTACGCCGACACCGCCGCCGAGCATGAGCTGGTTCATTACCCAGCACCAGTCTTCGGTGCCGTGGAGGGTTGTGTACCAACAATTGTACCGCGCGTCCGCAGGAATGTTGTCGATACCACCTACCCAAAGGCCGCGCCCTGGGGGGAGTGCTTGACCAGTCCAGAAGAGGTGGAACAGAAGTTCAGCCTCGCGCTCCTCAGAGTTGTTGACGAGGGACAAGTTGCCCTCGACGACTCGACGAATGGTGTCCGTCCAAGCCTCACCGTTACGCGAGTACTTGCTCAGATACGTCGAGCGAGCGAGGAGCGTTTTGAACGGGTCGCTCCGCTTGTAGTAGGGCTCCAGGAACGACTCGCGGAGTCGAAGCCTACGGGGTTGGGTGATAGTTTGGACGATCTCCATGAAGCCGACTCCTCCTACGAAGCGAGAGCGAGAACCGCTAGTTCGATGAGCGTCCTCTTCGAGCGTGCGGGACCTTTAACATCCACATCCAATTTGCAAAGCCGTTCCATCTGGCGAACCAGATTCCCAGAGTCGTGCTTCCGCGCGACCGGAAGAGCGAAGTTCTTGAACGGCCATGGCTTCATACCGACCGCCGATGCGATCTCGTCCTCAGCTACACCTTTGTCGAGAAGGCGCCGTATAATGAGCGTCTTTTCGACCTGTTTCATGAGCGCGTGAACGACCGGGACGAACGCGTCATCACCTTCGTTTTTGTATAGAACGGATAGGGCGTTCATCGCCCTCTTGGGGTCCTTTGAAATGGACGCCTCGGCCACCTGAAATGGATCCGTCGTAGGGGACGGTGACGTAACAAGCAGAAGGTGCTTCTTGGTCACCTTTTCTTTGGGATCCACCAAGATGGCGAGCTTGCGAAGCTCGCTTGCCAAGCGATACAGGTCACCGCCCACGCTCTGGTAAAAGAGCTTGTCCATGTCCTTTTCGAAGGTGACACCAACTCGGGCGGCCTCTTCGGCCAGCCACTTGAGGACCTCGTTGTTCGTGTCCCAAGTCTTGAGCTTCTTCCGCTCGTAAACCTTTGCCTTGGGCCCCAACGAGGACCAAAGTTCGGGGAGCTTCTCCCCTCGGATGATCCCGACGAGGACTACCGAAAGGTCGGTCTTGGCCTTCAGCTCGAAGAACTCACGTAAGGACTTGTCACCCTTGATCTTCTGGGCATCATCAACGATGATCGTCCTCGGAACTTCGGCCCGCTCCTCACAGAGAGAGACGAGCTTGTAGTCCGTCAGGGTTGTCCCGTCGTGAAGCTCAGGCTTGCGGTTGGCCCAATGGCGGGCCCGCTCGATGTCCCGGTCCAGGAAGAAATTCTCGCTCCCGAAGGCGACAAGAAAAGGGAGAACAGGGGATCGGGGGGTGCTTGCCATGATCAAACACCAGCGAACGTCTGAGCAAAAAGCGTCTTCACGTGGAAAGACAGATTGATGCGCGTCATCCGATGACGATCCCGCACTGCCTTCAACCCCACGGCGAACTTGGACCACACCTTGAAGGTCCTCGACCCCGCAAGTTTGGCGAGACCTTCCGAGAGGTCTTGGTGAATCAGGCGGTCAGGGACGTAGGCAACCATGAGGATGTCGTGTAGGAGCTGTTCGAGGAACCGAAGGGCGAGCGGAAGATCCTGAGAGAAGCCGTCAATTGACGGGAAAAAACCAGCCACATCCCCGCCCAGAGCAAGCTGGAGGAGAGAAACAACACGATCGCGCAAGCCTAGCCGACCAGCGCCCCAGTATCGGATGGCCCGGCCTATCGATCCTTCACTCATCCTCGCATAGACAAGAGCTTTAGCGTGATCGTGCTCGTGACGTTGAAGCACTGATAGGACGAAGTCCTCGGGTAGCGAGCGATAAGAAACTTTTCCAGTTCGCGAGCGAATCGTGGGTAGAATTCGGTCGTCGGACTCGGCCAGTAGAAAGAACCTCAAACTCTGAGGGGGTTCCTCCAAGGTCTTGAGGAGGGCGTTCGCCGCTGGGATCGTCATACGGTCAACCCCATCGATCAAGACGCAGCGCAGGGGAGCCATCAACGGGGCGTTGTCCGCATTCGCGACGATCTCACGAATGGCGTCTACCCCGATGTCCTTGTCATCGGGGACCGAAAGCGACGTGAAGTCCGGGTGCATGCTCTGATCGAGCTGGTGGCAGTCCACACAAGGACAACCCTTCTCCCGTGTTCCAGAGCAGAACAACTCCTTGATCGCCTGGACGACGGAAAACCGCCGGCCCGTCCCTTCATCACCTACGAAGAGCAATGGCGACGTGAGTTTCCCTTCGACAACCCGTCGGAGGAAACGAACGCCTTCTTCTTGCCCTTGTACTTCAGCCAGCATCTTTCCCCGGTTCGAGTAGCAACTCCGACCGACGGGGAGGTGGATCCACGGGCACGAACTGGAGGACGGCGTGGTAATGCTGGCCGCAACCTTCACAGATGTGCCGATGGGGTTCTATCCCGCTCGGCTGGAGCTGCCCTCTACACCGAGGACAGCGGGCGAAACCGGACGAAGTGGCGGGCTCGTCAGGCATGTCAGCCCTTTCGAAGCTCGCCCTTGGCCGCAAGGAAATCGTAGACGATACCGTACGGGCGATCTTTCTGAAGTTCCCCGTTTTGCGCTTGCTCGATGGCCGCATCGAGCTTGTCGCTTGGCCCTTGTTTTGACCACGACATGAAGTAGTAGTCCGAACGGACGAAGTGCTTGACCGTGATGTCCTTGATGACCGACGGCGGAGGGCCGTATGTCCACGTAAGGACCGCCATGTTCATCGCGTAGCCGCGCACCTCCCAATACGCCCGACCCGGTGAGGCCCACGGACCCAGGAAGAGGGCGCCCCCGAAGAAGAGGGCCGCCCACCATCCGGTCAAGTAGATAGCCAAGGTTGACACGGCAGCAAACGTCAGGCCGAGGGTTATCCACAGTGTCGCCTGAGAGATTTTCCCGAACAGACAAGCAAGTACCAACCCACCGAAGAACACCGCCAACGGCCAGGCGTGTCTCCCAACTTCGATGCCGTACGCGACGAAGAAGAGCGGGGCGATCACTTGCGGGAACGCGTACGTGAATTGGTACCAGATCGGGTACTTCTTGTTGTCCAACATGTGGACCATCTCGTGAGCGAGGACCGTGAGGCTCGACTTGGGTTGCGCCTCGTAATAACTCTTCGAGGGGAAGTACACCGTTGTGTTGAGCGTGGTCGTGTACCGCGTCATGAAGTCCGGGTTGAAGAGCACCGCGAAGAAGCCGAGGAGCTTCATCAACTTCGATTCGTCTTTGTAGGCCAGCTTGAATTTGGGGACGACCTTACGGACCTCGTCCTCAAAGGCGTGAAGGGTGTCGAGATTCATCGCGGTCCTCCTCCTCGCCCCCGTTAGGGGGCACTACCCAAGATCGACAGAACCCCCTGTCATAACTCCCCAACTCGTGTGGCACTTCACGCATCGGTAAAGGTGTCGCCCAGGGTTGTTGGGCAGATGGACTTCGACCACGCTGATCGAGTCACAACTCGGATTCTTGCACTTCATGTGGAGGTGCTTGGGCTCTTCGGGAACTTGCCCCGTGAGTCCAGGGGCCGTGCCAGTGGGATCGATCGGCATGTGAGTCTCCTTTTCATCTTCATAGAAACGACGTTGGGAAGCGCTCCGGGAAGAGAGCGTTCAAAAGGTCGAGTGTCTTCTGATAGAACCGCTGCTCGTTGAAATTCAGTGCCCCGACAGATGCCACCGGGGGTGAAAGAGACGGAGGGGTGGGTTTCGGGTTCAAGATGCCCGCGCCGGGGGAGGCGATGTCCTGGCCGCTGATTTGCTCCGTCGAGAGAAGACCTTGAATCTGGCTGAGGGTCGGGAAGTCGAACCCCTCCAAGAACGACGTCAGCCCGTTCGCCGGCAGTGGCGGGGGCGGCTGCATCATCGTTTTGGGTTGTGGGGAGGGGATCGGTGGGGGCGGGTACGCGGGGGGCGGTGGCGGTGGGGTGAAAGCTGTAGTCGAGTTCCGAAGGAACGGGACGATCTTCGCCCAGTCTTCACCGAGGACAACGATGTCGTAGGTGTTTTTTTTGTGGATGTTGACGAAGGAAGCACCCCGCACGTGCCCCACACGGACCTCGGCCCGGCCCAGCTCCGCATCGACGATAGCTTGGGCTACTTGGGGCAGATCGTTACGCCGCAGCTTTGAAGGCCGCCTACCGTTGACCCGCCAAAGTCGAGAGTCCATTCACCTCACGGATCGAAGAAGAAGATCCGCGAAGCCTCACGCCTCAGTGTCGGTGACCCATCGGCAAGATACCCTCGGACGCCTTGGGGCCGGGCTTGCGGACAATGGCTTCCGTCGTGAGCAACGTGCCGATGATCGAGACCGCGTTCGTGATGGCGCTTCGGGCAACCTTCGTGGGGTCGACGATACCGGCCTCGAACATGTTCTTGATGGTCAGGTCGGTAGCGTCAATCCCGAGGAGGTCGTCTTCCAAGTCCCTGACCTTCTCGACGAAGACGTCACCCACCCGACCCGCGTTCTCGACGATCTGCCGAAGAGGCTCGTCACACGCCCGAAGAACGAGGGCGAAACCTGCCTTCTCCTCCTCCGATTCGGGAAGGCGGTATCCTTCGAGGGAGGTGTCGCCCTCGGTCCTGGCCTCCAGAAGCTCCTGGACGCGCTGTGCGGCTCTCAAGTAGACAGTCCCGCCTCCAGGGACCACCCCCTCGTCGATCGACGCCTTGGTGGCGAATAGGGCGTCTTCCATCCGAGCCTTCAGTTCCTTCATCGCCAGCTCGGACGCCGCGCCGACTCGGATGACGCAGATACCCCCGAGGAGCTTGCCGAGGCGCTCCTTGAGCTTGTCCTTGTCGTACTCCGACCCCGTGCGCTCAGCCGTTTGGCGGAGCTGGCGGAGCCGGCCTTCGAGGGCTTCCGGCTTACCCCCACCATCCACGATGGTCGTGTTCTTGGACGTGACCCGGACCTGACGAGCCGACCCGAGCAGCTCACCCGTGATCTGATCGTTCAAGGACATCCCCATGTCCTTCGAGATGAGCGTCGCACCCGTGAGGATGGCGATGTCTTCGAGGATGTCCCGCTGGTTCGATCCGAATCCGGGCGACTTCACGAGCTGGGTGATGAGGTTCCCCGCCGTCAAGTTGCCGTAGAAGAGCGGGATAGACTCACCGCTGAAGTCCGGGGCGACGATGAGGAGCGGTCGCTTCTCTTTCACCAACCACTCCAAGAGCGGGAGCATCTGCCGGACCGCCGAGACGTGATGGTCTGTCACGAGGACGTACGGGTTTTCCAGGACGCTTTCCTGACGCT